CATCAGTTTCATCTAATGTATTTTTAGCTAATTGCCAAGATTTATTGTTATACGCAACATTAGGTGAGGCAGAACCATATCTTATGAATGACGCAAGAGTGCAAACTTGGGCTGCATTATACGATAGGGGTGTAAATTCATTAACAGCAGCAGACGATTCTAGTGAGTACACTGGTAATCTTTCAATTACAACAGCATAAGGAAAAATCATGGCAGAAATGAGTAATTATTTAGAGAATGCACTTATCAATGCAACTCTACGAAACACATCATACACATCACCAACAACAGTTTATGTATCACTATGGACTTCAGACCCTACAGACGCAGGTAGTGGTACAGAAGTAACTGGTGGTTCATACGCTAGAACAGCAGTCACATTTGCAGCACCATCTAACGGTGTAACTACAAATAATGCTGACGTTACATTCCCAACAGCAACAGCTTCATGGGGAACAGTAGGTTGGATTGGTATTAATGACTCTACTTCAGGAGTTAATTTACTTTACCATACACCTTTAGATACATCTAAAACGATTGACTCTGGTGACATCTTTAAGATTTCAACAGGCAACCTTTCAGTTACTTTAGCTTAAGGATAATTCATGCCTTTAGTCGTAAAGGATAGAGTCCAAGAAACAAGTACTACCACAGGCACAGGTACTATTACGCTTGCTGGTGCTGTATCTGGCTTTCAGTCATTCTCTGCAATAGGTAACGGTAATACTACTTACTACGCTATTGTATTAGGTTCAGAATGGGAAGTAGGTATAGGTACTTATACATCTTCAGGCACTACCTTATCTCGCACTACTGTATTAGAGTCTAGCAATGGCGGTTCTCTAGTAAACTTTAGTGCAGGCACAAAGAATGTATTTGTAACTTATCCTGCTGAAGAAGCTGTTTACCAAGATGAAACTGGTGCAGCCTTTGCTCCACAGTTTGCAGCATCTAACGGACTAAATGTTAATAACGCAACTATAGGATCATCTTATACATTCCCTACAGGATATAATTCTGTAGAAGCTGGTGATGTTACTATTGCTGGAGGTGCAACAGTTACTGTGCCTTCAACATCAAGATGGGTGATAGTATGAGTACGATTATAAATGCAACTACCACTAATGGCGTAGTAATACAGCCTGATAATAGTGGCTCATTAGTATTACAAACTAATAGTGGAACTACAGCCTTAACTATAGATACATCACAGAATGCTACATTTGCAGGAACATTAACAGCAACAGGTAAATTAGCTTCTTCTAGTATGCCAACAGGAAGTGTGTTGCAAGTGGTGAGTGCGTCAAAGTCTGATACATTTTCAACATCTTCTACTTCATTTACTGATATTACTGGACTTAATTTATCAATTACACCAAAATTTACAACAAGTAAAATTTTAGTTTTTATGGCGGTTCAAGTATCTACTAACGGAATTGATGCTCCTATGGTGCAAATAGTAAGAAATTCAACAGCAATAGGAATTGGAGATGCTCGTGGCTCAAGAACAAGAAATACGTCACAAGGTATTTTTACTTCAAACAGTGTTTCTTCTTTAACAGGAATTACGTTAGACTCACCAAGTACAACATCCGCAACTACTTATAAACTACAAACTAGGATTGATAGTTCAACAGCTTATATTAATACACAAAGTGCTACTGGAGATGGAACTTATCATGGAACAAACTATTCAACAATAATGGTGATGGAGATTGCAGCATAATGAACCATAAATCCATATACAAACTATACCCACAAGTAGTCACCATAGATGATACAGAAGGTGCGTTTGATAAAGACGGAAATAAAGTAGAAATAGATTTATCACTTGTTGACGCTTGGGTAGACCCAGAAGCGTATAAAAACTTACGTTCTAAAGAATATCCACCTATTACAGACTACATAGACGGTATTGTTAAAGGTGATAACGCACAAGTACAAGCCTATATAGACGCTTGTATAGCAGTAAAAGCTAAATATCCAAAGGGTAGTAACTAATGGCTAAACTAATACTTAACGGTTCTACTTCAGGGTCAGTCACACTAGAATCTCCTGCAGTATCTAACACAACTACACTTACTTTTCCTGCAACTAGTGGTAATTTTGTTACTGCTGACTCATCTACAGGTGGTGCTTATTTACCTGCAGGAACTACTGCACAAAGACCAGCTAGTCCTGTAACTGGTATGACTAGATATAACACAACTACAACTCAAATTGAAGTTTACAATGCAACATATAGCACTTGGTCTAATGCTGGTACATCACCAATCTATACTGCTTCTTATTTAATAGTAGCTGGTGGTGGAGGAGGAGGTGCTGGTCATGCTGGTGGAGGTGGAGCAGGTGGATTATTAAGTGGAACTTCATCTTTAGTAATTGGAACTACATATTCATTTGTTGTAGGTGCTGGAGGTGCTGGCGGAGTCTATTTAGGAGCTATTCCAGTCAACGGGTCAAATTCAACAGGATTAAGTTTAACTGCTATTGGCGGTGGTTGGGGTGGTGGTGAAAATCAACCATCTTCAGGAACTAATAAAAATGGTGCTTCTGGCGGTTCAGGTGGTGGAGGAGCAAATTCTACTGCAGGAACTGGAACAGGCGGTTCAGGAACATCAGGACAAGGTAATGCAGGCGGTAGTGGTTCTGGCGGTGCAAATTGGGCAGGCGGCGGAGGTGGAGGTGCTGGTGCTGTAGGAGCAAATAATCCTAGCGTTAATACAGGTGGAGCTGGTGGAGTAGGTGTAGCATCATCTATTACTGGTTCATCTGTTTTTTATGCAGGTGGTGGAGGCGGCGGCGGCGGTGCATCTGGAGGCTCTCAAGGAGCTGGTGGTAATGGTGGTGGAGGTTCTGGAACTGCTCAAGGTGCAGGAGTTGCTGGTTCTGGTACAGCTAATACTGGCGGTGGTGGAGGCGGTGCTAGAGATAATAGTGGCGGTGCTGGCGGTTCTGGTGTGGTCATTATATCCGTACCTACTGCTAACTACACAGGAACTACAACAGGCTCACCTACTATAACAACATCAGGATCAAATACAATCATTAAATTCACATCTTCAGGAACCTACACAGCATGATTACAATATCTAAAGGAACAGTATAATGCCTGTAAATATTTCTGGAACGAATGGCATAACTAATGCTACATGGACTACTGCTACAAGACCGTCTGCTCCTAGTACAGGACAAGTAGGATATAATACAACTTTAGCCGCATTTGAAATATATAATGGTTCAGGATGGACTTCTACTAATGGTGTATGGACAACAGCAACAAGACCTACTACCCCTCCTACAGGAACTATAGGATATAACACGACTACAGCACAAATAGAAGTTTACAATGCTACTTATACCTCATGGGTTAATGCAGGCTCTTCTGGCATAACATATTCTGCATCTTATTTAATTGTAGCTGGTGGTGGTGGAAGTGGTTACTTTTATGGTGGTGGAGGTGGTGCTGGAGGATTATTAACAGGAACTATAACATTAGGAACTGGTACAACTTATAGCTTTACAGTAGGTGGTGGCGGAGCAACTCCTGCACCTTCATTCGCTAGTGGTAGTAATGGTTCAAATTCAACTGGATTTGGATTAACAGCTATTGGTGGTGGTGGAGGTGGCGGCTCTCAAACTGTTGCAGCTGATGGTAATTCTGGAGGTTCAGGCGGAGGCGGTGGTGGAAATGGTAGTGGAGCTGGAGGTGCAGGTACATCAGGACAAGGTTTTGCAGGTGGTTCAAAAACAGGTTCTGCATCAAATCAGTCTGCTTCTGGTGGAGGTGCAGGTGCTGCAGGTAGTTCAAGCTCTAGTGTAAGTGCATTAAATGGAGGTATAGGGGTATCTTCTTCTATTACTGGAACTGCAACATATTATGCTGGTGGCGGTGCAAATGCTGCTTCTGGTGCTCTTGGAGGTTTAGGTGGCGGTGGTAATGCTGCCTCTAATGGTACAGTTAATACAGGAGGTGGTCAAGGAGGTGATGCTGCTAGTGGTGGTGGTGGCTCTGGAGTGGTAATATTATCAGTTCCAACTGCAAATTATACAGGTACAACAACTGGCTCACCAACAGTTACAACATCAGGTTCTAACACAATTATTAAATTTACAGCCTCTGGCACATACACAGCATAAGGAAAAACAATGTCACATTTCGCAAAAGTAACAGACGGTAAAGTAACACAAGTTATAGTAGCAGAAAAAGAATTCTTTGATACATTTGTAGACTCAAGTCCTGGCACTTGGTTACAAACATCATACAACACACATGGTAATCAACATCCAGAAGGCAGACCTTTAAGAGGTAATTATGCTGGTATTGGTTACAATTATGACGCTACTAATGACGTATTCTACGCACCACAACCATTTCCATCATGGATACTAAACAATACAACATGGTTATGGGAAGCACCTGTAGCTATGCCTACAGACAATAAATTATATAAATGGAATGAATCCATTACTAACTGGGAAGAAGTAACACTTTAAGGAGCAATAAATGTTTGGCATAAGTGCATTTTCCCAAAGCCCATTTAGTGCACTAGCAGGCGGACAAACACAACTAGCTTCAGCTAGTGTAAATGCAACAGCTACGGTTACAGCATTAGGTTTTAGAATACTACCATTTAGTGCTGCTATTACAGGCAATGCTATTGTAACAGCTGATGGAAGTAAACTACTATTTGGTAATGCAGTAGTAAACTGCACAGGTACAGTATCATCTAACGCTATTAGAGAACGAACAGGTGTTGCAAGTATTTCATGTAATGCAATATTAACTGTAGATGGCTTCTCATTTATCTACGCTACAGCAGATGTAAATTGTACTGCCACAGTAAGTGCTAACGCTAATACTACATTATTTGGTAGTGGTAGTATTTCAGCAAATGCTACTGTCACATCCAATGGTAATAGAATACAGTTTGGTATTGGTTCTATCACAGGTAATGCTTTTGTAACAGCAAACGCTACTAGCATATATTCTGCTAACGGTGTTATTACAGCAACTGCTACAGTTACAGCATCTGCACAAAGAACTAGAACAAATGCAGCAAGTATTACAGCAACAGGTACAGTCACAGCAGACGCTAACAGACTTACATTTGATAGTGCATCTATTACAGGAACTGCAACAGTCACAGCATTAGGTGGTTATGTAGTATCAGGTTTTGCAGATATAAATGGCTTTGCTATAGTCACAGCAAGTCCTAACGCTACATGGGCAGGTTTTGCTTATGTAGAAGGTGTAGGGGCTGTTACAGCTATAGGTACAAAACTTGGTGATGAATGGTTACCAGTACCAGCAGGCACAGAAACATGGACACCAGTATCAGAAGGATCAGAAACATGGACAGCAGTATCACCGTCTACAGATACATGGACAGAAACAACAGCAGGAACAGAAACTTGGGCTGAAGTTACTCCAAGCACAGACATTTGGTTAAGACAAGGGTAAAAAATGGCAAAGACAAAAATTAGTGAATATTCATCAACCTCATCAGACAATACCGATATAAGTAATATTAACATTGCAGAAGGATGCTCACCTGCTAACTTAAATAATGCTATTAGAACGGTAATGGCACAGTTAAAAGACCAACAAGCAGGAACTTCTGGTGATAGTTTTACAGTTGCTGGAACTTTAACATCTTCAGGAACATTGGCAGTTACAGGTGGTGTAACATTAGACGGTTCTGCAGGAACTTCAGGTCAAGTATTATTATCAGCAGGTTCTGGTAATACACCTACATGGGGAAGTAGTTTCCCTAGTGGTGGTATCATTATGTGGTCAGGTACTATTGCTACTATTCCTAGTGGTTGGTTATTATGTAATGGCTCTAGTGGCACACCTGATTTAAGAAATAGATTTATTATTGGTGCATTCCAAGATACATCTAGCGTAGCTTATACAACAGTTACAGGTGCTGATACACAAACTGGTGGTACTAAAGATGCTATTGTAGTATCTCATACACATACTGCAACATCTACAGTTACAGACCCACAACACAATCATACACCTCAAACATTAGGTTCAGCACAAGCTGGTTCTGATAATGGAGGCGCACCTGTAGATGCAAGCACAGGTTATGGCACAGGTAGAACATCAGAAGTTACAAGTTCTAGTTCTACAGGCATTACAGTTGCAACATCTATAACTACAACAGGTTCTAGTGGTACAAATCAAAACTTGCCACCATACTACGCACTTGCATTTATTATGAAGTCTTAATATGCCAACACAACGCATAGCTTTTAAAGATTGGTTACCTGACCAACCAAGTATATTAGATACAGTATCAGAAGCTAATAACGTTATTCCTTTAGCTGTAGGATATGGTCCGTTTAAATCAGCAGTAAATTATTCAGGTGTAGCTACAGAAAACCTTACTAACTGTTTTGCAGCTAAAGTAAATGCAGACGTATCTATATTTGCAGGTGGCTTTACCAAATTATTTAAAGTATCTGCTACAGACTTAACTATGGAAGATGTGTCTAAAGCTGGTGGATATACAGGTATTAATAGATGGCAATTTGTGCAGTTTGGTGACTATGCGTTAGCTTCTAATGGCTCTGAAAAAATACAATATTTTGATGTAAATTCATCTACAGACTTTGCAGATTTAGCAGCCGCAGCTCCAGTAGCTAAATACATTACAGTAGTTCGTGACTTTGTAGTAGGTGCTAATATAGGTGCTGGCTCAAATCCATCAAGAGTAAACTGGTCAGATATTAACGATCCTACAGATTGGACAGCTGGTGGTGCATCACAATCAGATTTCCAAGAACTTCCAGACGGTGGTGACATAACAGGTATTACAGGTGGAGAATTTGGTATTATATTTTTAGAAAAAGCCATTGTGCGTATGTCATATATTGGCTCACCATTGTTCTTTCAGTTTGACACTATTTCTCGTAACGTAGGTTGTATAGAAGGTGGATCTATTGCTCAATATGGTGGCATAACATACTTCTTATCAGATGATGGTTTCTACTCATGTAATGGTCAACAAGTTACAGGTATTGGTTCAGAAAAGGTAGACAGATACTTTTTTAGTAACGCTAACATTGGCGATATTGATTCTATATCAGCAGCAGTAGATCCAGAACGTAATTTAGTTATTTGGAATTACACAACAGTATCAGGTAATAGA